CTTCTTTGTAGTACAAAGAGAGAGCAGGAGCCTTCATGCCTGAGCGTGCATCAGCAACAGTAGCCAAAGGAACCATAGCTCCCTGAACGTAGTTAGAAGCACCCATCAAGGTAGGATCGTTCAACAGCTTCCAGTCGTGCTTGTGGAACGTGTAGCCACCGCGAGTAAAGCTCTTAAATCCGAGCTGAACAGCCATGTCTGCGTTGTTCTGGAAAGCACCGAATTGACCTGGCAAACCAGCAGTAACCTGCGTAGCAATACCGTTAGCCAACATGTCGTCGATAGCGAGGTCTTGCTTTCTGTTCAAGTACATAGCGTACTCAGCAGGAGCGCCTTGCTTATCAAGCTCGATAATGATGTCGTCAAATTCAGCAAATGAGTCGAGAGGGTTTGCGTTAGCGTTCTGAACCTGAATACCTCTGTCCTCAATGGCAGAGAAGTAACCCTCAGAACCAGCGAGCTCGTTAGTAAGATCCGTAGCAGAACCGCCAGCAGAAACTCTTTTCTCACCGAAAAGCAACATCATTTCTCTCTGGTCTTCAAAACGCTTACGAGCTTCTTGCTCAGCGTACAAAAACCACTGGTAGCCCTTGCCCGTGTCAACCCAGCCGATGTTGGTTGCTTGAGAGCCGTTCACTTGGTGACGACCTTTAACAATCATGAATGGGTTCTTGTATCTAAAGATGTCACTTTCGCGGAAAGCAGTGGGCTGATTAGTTCCCTGAGCGTACATATTCCCCAAGATGATCCAAGTACCGCTAGTCGCATCGTAGTCAGACGCGGAGTGAACAGTGCCGTCAAGTTTTACCAAAACAGCAGGAGCTGCAGTGCCAGTGCCAAAGCCGCCAGCCTGAACAATGTAACGAGTACCAGTAGAGCTGTCCATAACAACATCGTTCTTTTGAACAGCGGCGTTGAAAGCATCATTTTCAGTGGTGCCAGCAGTAATAGTAATGCTGTTGGTGGTGGTGGTGTTGTCGATATCACCAGTCGTGTAGTCGAACTTTGCGTGACGACGACCCGTCTCCCACCAGTCAATTTGGTCTGAAGTACCTCCTGAGGTGATAGCACCCGTGAGCTTCAAGAAACCCGTGATACCTTGGTCTCCGTAAGTCTCAACGAGTTGAGGGATGACGAAGTCCTTATTTGCCTTGAGCAAGTTGTCAACGGTAGTATAGTTTTCAGGTTTGATCCGAAAATCGGATGGTGCCTGGTCGATCTGAGGCAAGTTACCAGTGCCTGCAGTTCTATCTGTGCCAAGATTAGCCATTTTTGTTTAGTTTTTAGATTTTAAAAGTTACTCTCCCACCCTGAGAGCCCATAATTTGTTTTAGCTGCTCAGCAAGTGGGTTTGTTTGATTCACACCTCCAGATTCAACAGGAGACTGCGACTGTACGTTAGAGGCTCTATCTACAAGAGTCTTTTGACCATCGCCCAACCCTTGCTTGTAAGCCGAAGCTACGATAGCGTCGATGTTGTCGATGACCGCTCTGTGTGAAGAAAGCTTGTCGTAATCCCAGTTCCCATCTTCATGGATGTAGGTGTCGAAGTACTCGTCAAGACGAGCATTTTTTTGTTTGAGTTGCGACTTGTACGAATCATCAAGTCCAAAAGTAAAGGTCTTATCACCACCGAGGTCAAATTCCAACCCAGTCATGAGGTCGACTTCTTTAGACATGTTTGAGATCCATGCTTCGTCAATAAATGATTCAGCTTCACTCGTAGATACTTCTGGCGCTTGGTACTGAGATCGAAGCTCCTCGATTCTCTGTCTAGCATTCTGAGCATCAACTTTAAGTTGAACCTGAGCAAGGCGAACTTCATCCTCAGTGTTGAGGTCTGGGTCAACCTTGTATTTGCTGTTAACTAGCACATTAAGTTCTTCAGGAGAAAGGGATGGGTATTGGCTAGCCATGCTAACTCTGATAGCCGTCATGTCATCCATCTCGGATGGGTTGAGCGACTGATACGCAAACCAATCTTCTGGGCCTCTACCCGTTTCTTCTACGAAGCGAGAAATAGCCTCAATGCGCTCGTCAAGAGCTTTTTGTTGTGGTGTACTAAAGTCTTCAAACGAATTAAAGTCCCTGCCGAGCCTCTCGCTCATGTATTGAAGGACAGCTTGTTCGTAATCAGCGTCTGAGTACTCCTCTGTTTCTTGAACTGGTGCAGCCTCTGGATCGACATAGTCGCTCTCTTGTGGCTGCGAAACTTCCTGCGGCTCTGTTTGAGTCGTAGGCTCCTCCTGAACTTCTTGCTGAGGTTCTGGAGCTGGCTCTGGTGTAGTCTCAGGTTGTGACTCCTGAGCCTGTGAAGCCATAATTTCTTCTGGGCTGCTGAAAACTTTCATCCCAGCAATTTCGTTTGGTTGGTTATCCATTTTAATTAAATTATTTTTTAAACTATCAGTACATCACAACAAGTCCGTTGCCACTTACAGAAGTAAATCTCCCGTAAAGAGTATGTCCAGCAGCTATTGCTATTGTGGTGGAGCTAGTGAGTGGCTTGTAGGCGTCACTTTGATATGTGTCTATAGACCCAATAACAGTAGCAGTGATGCTAGCGGCAGAAGGGTTGTAGATGCCCGAAACCTCGTAGTTTGTAAAAGCCGCGTCATCGCTGAGTATGGCAATATTTTTTGTAGACATTTTTTTGTATTAGGTTCCTCCGTATGGAGCGGATGAGTTATCATTTCCAAATACACCGTATTCAATCATCGTATCAACCTTAGTTGCGTACACTTCGTGCTTTTTTTCTGGGTTGATAGGTATGAAAGCAAACTCACCGCCGCCGATCTTGGCTACGAGACCCGCGTCAGTGTCGTTGTGAATGTAGATGTAGTTCTCAAGCTCTGCATCAAGATTTTTGATGTAGAGGTATGCTCTATCGGAGCACTGATTGGCTATATACACAGCCAAATCATTAGTGTCCACAGCAGTGCCCTTTACTTTAGCTCTGATAAGAGACCCTGAATCGACAGTAAGGACTGTGTCAACAGAGATGCTTAGGGGGCTGCTAAGAACACCAGCGCTCGTGAGGCTAAGTGATGCTCTTACGCTAGCCATTATGAGTGGTAAATTGCCATGTATTCCAACGTGATAGACGTTGCAACACTAGGCGTGATGGTAATGTCGGTGTTGGCGGCAGCGCTGTATGGGATGAACATCCAGTCTCCAGCATACAGCCTGCCCAATTCCAATGCACCAGCATCCCCAACACCGTTTCCGAGCTTAATAGTAAAGTACTCAGAACTAGTCGTGCTTGGGTTTCTTACGTAAAGCTTGTGAGCTGGGTCTGATGCAGTACCAAAGTCAGTCTCATCAAACAAAACTACCTCACTGATAGAAGTGTAGATCTTTCTGTTGACGCCCGTGGTCTGGTCCAAACCAGTTACAGAGCCGCCCTTAGTAAGAGTAGCCGTTGAAGACAAAGAGAGTGCATCGCCAGTCAAGTCAGAGCTAGAGATGGTAAGAGTTGCGGTAGTAGTAGCCATTTTTGTTTGTTATTGTTTTGGCAAATATAGTTATTATTTCTTTTTCTTTTTGCCAGAGGCAATCTTAGCAGCTTCGCGCTTTCCAAAGGCAGATTTAACTCTTGCCATAGCCCATGCGTGTTGAGATGTCTTTGGTCTGTTGCCAGAACTCATGTATGCAGCCAGACCTCGACGATATACTTCTTTTTGTGCAGCAGACAGGCCAGCCATGCCACCCTTCTTCATTGTCTTCATAGCGAGTCTCTTTCTTTCATTAGTGCATCCAAGTTCTTTGGATAAGGCTTCCCCTTTTTATATATAGCAGCTATCTTTCTAATCAATGCTGCGCGGCGGCTTTTGTTTTTGCTACCGCTTAAATATTTCTTGTTGATCTTCATGAGTGACTAACTAGTTTAAACTTAGCTTTAGCCACAGCCTTGTCGTGAGGCTTGTATTCTCCTTTCATAAGAAAATATCTGCCACCCTCCTGCATCCAGTGATATCCAGATGGAGGTGGGACCTCAACTGACTTCTGAGATACTTTAAGCTTTCCGCCTTTGTTGTACTTGACGGTGTTCATTACCACTTCACCTTGTTGGCCCAGTAAGCTGCGCTAGTTGGTCCTTTAGCAATATTTTTTCTGTGACGCGCTTTAAAGCTCTTTCTCTTGGCTTTCATGCGGGCTGACTCTCCAGCCTTGGGCTTTCCAGCTGTGCTGGCTCCCCTCTCTCCGAATCGGATAATTTTAATCTTACCGTTGTCGCGAACGGCTACAATGTGAGACTTTTTTCCAGAGGGAGACCTTTTGGGCTTATTCAACCCAGAAAGCCCGAATCGCTTTAGCTTCTTTTTTACGTCCATAATGCAAATATAATTACTCTGGTTTTACCCCATATTCTCCAGGCTGGAGGTGATAAGTTGTTTCTCCAGAACCAGTCAGGTACGTGAAACACATGGTCTCACCCTCTGGTATTTCTAGCGTTTCGTATGTGGCGACGTATGTCCCGTCCTCTTGCTCGCACTCCTCTAGAGTCCGCTCATTAAAGCCCCACGCCATGTTGGGGCAGTTGGCGTCTGTCCATGTCTGAAGCAAGTCGTCCTCTGATTGTATCGTTACTGAGTACTTCATCAGCTTATACTTAATATTAGCGCGGTGTTGGCGCCACCAGCTACGTTGACGGACAACGCATTAATCGTTGCCCCAGATGGGAAGTTGTAGAGGGTGTTTGCGTTAATACCCTCCACGTTTGTAGTGGGTGAGTTCCACGCCCCTGATGATGGATAGCCCCACATACTGATTACTCCGCCTTTCTTAAAGCACCGCGCAGCAGACTGACTAGGCCCATACCCGTGCTGGATAGAATCGTCGAATACGTCCCAGTCAGTGTCTGTGCCGTACTGCGCGATTGTATGGCTTGAGCTAGAAGCCCCTACAAAACCATAGGTGTTGCCACAAACGTAGAGACCAATGGAACCCGTTGTTCCCTTTCGGAAGGCTGCGTCGTAGCTGCCAAGAACAAGCTGTTGCCAGTCTGTGTCCGTTCCTATTTGAACGACGTATGTCTGGTTACTAAATCTAGCGATAGAAGAGTCCAAATCAGATGGAACTTCTTGCCCAGCCCTACCAAGCATAAATAGCTCTCCACTAGAGTTGATTACCATGAAACTTCCGTTGCCGCCCCCAAACTTGAACGAGCCAGCACTGTAGTTTAAGTTCTCACTCCAGTCTGTAGATGCCGCACTTTTAACTCTAGTAAACGATGTCGTGTTCCCAGAGGTAGTACCCTGCCCCGTAGCCCCGTAGGTGTTCCTTCCAGTTGCGTATAGATAAGTGTTACTTGCCCCACCCTTGAGGGCATAAGCATTATAGTTGCTCCCAACAATATCTTTCCAATCCGTGTCGCTACCTACCTGAACCCAGCTAGTTTGGTTTGTCTGATTGCCAAGACCGAGCTGTCCGTAAAAGTTATACCCCACGCCCCAAAGGGTTCCGTCTGTTTTGATGGCAAGAGCCCAGCTAGTATAACCACCGCTGCTGCATAGAATAAATCTAGCTACGTTTGTCAAGCTGACTTCAAATTCGTTGTAAACGGTATTGCCCCATTTCGCATTCGTGGTGTCATCGCTAGTCTTGTGGTAAAGATTGTTACTAGAATCTAGCGCGAGTATGTGGCCACTATTCTGCTGTATCTTGGTAAACTGATTGGTTGACAGCTCATAGGCGTAAGCTGGGATATCGCTGAAGAACGTGGCCCAATCAAATGGAAAGCTAGTAAGCGAAAGTCCTCCGTAAGCGATTGTCCCAGTTGACGGATAGGTTAGTACGTGAGCCTCAGACCCAGTACCAATACCTGAGATACCATCAATGTTAGCTGCATCAACACCGATAATCTTACTCATAACTCAAGCCAAGTATTGTCAGGATTAAAATAAATTTCCCCGTTAGTGGCATCAATTACGTACCCAACGACACGAACTATATCTCCAGTACCTGAAGGAGCGGTTGTTGTGACCTCGCCTCCTGTCGTGGACAGATATAGAACGTCGCCTTTAGAAGCCCCACTAAAGCCAGTGTTAGACCCAAGCTTTACGGCTCCCTCTAGAACAACTTCGGCAGCACTTCCTGCGTCTGTAGCTACAGCCAAAAGTCCAGAACCAGTACTAGCAGCGTCAGCATCGGCAAGTGTCCATGAAGAGGCTCCGAGTATGTAAAGAGAGCCAGCAGTAATCGCTCCAGAAGTAAAGAATCCTCTACCTATTCTAGCTCCATCTGTAAAGTGCCCGTTTGACGGGGAGGCTGGGAATATAGCATCAACATATATCTGCTCGGCTCTTACTTCGCCAGACACGGTGAGCGTCGTACCATCAAAAGTCAGGTTTGCCTCACCATCCAACTCTGTGGTTGTCGCGCCAATAGTGGTTAATCTATTTTCTGCCTGATTGTTAAGAGCTGTGATTGTTCCGCTACCTCCTCCTGACGCACTGAGAGTGTCAGCCGTCATAGTCAGGTTAGTTCCAATCGTAGCGTAAGTAAGCTTGCCCTCAGAGTCATCCCAGAAGACGAGCTTGTCGGCTCCTGCATCTTGTGAGCCAAGCACTTGACCCGCACCCATACTCAAAACGTCGCCCGCGTTCGCGTTGATTGAAACGTCCGTACTGTTGTCCGTACCTACAGGATCGAAATCAACCCCTGAGGTTGGGATTGTAGGGGTGTTAGATATGTCTGTCGTGTAGTCTACCTGTCCGAGAGTAATCTGTTGTCCAGAAAGCGTCAAGTAGTTATAGGCTCCTGCAAGAGTTACATCAGTGGAGTTGTCTGTACCGACAGGGTCAAAGTCTACGCCAGAAGTAGGTATAGTCGGCGTGTTAGATATGTCTGTTGTGTAATCTACTTGGCCAAGCGTAATCTGTTGTCCAGCAAGCGTAAGGTAGTTGTACGCGCCAGCAAGCGTGACGTCAGTACTGTTGTCTGTACCAACGGGATCGAAGTCTACGCCTGAAGTAGGAATCGTAGGTGTGTTGGATACATCCGTAGTGTAATCTACTTGACCCAACGTGATTTCCTGACCAGCAAGCGTGAGGTAGTTGTAAGCGCCAGCGAGTGTAACGTCTGTACTGTTGTCGGTGCCAACGGGATCAAAGTCAACGCCTGACACTGGGATGGATGGGGTTCCGCTCAAGTCAGAGTAAGCCCCGCTAGTGGCTACATCAGCAAGAGTAGTTGGTGTGGCTACACCACTTGCATTACCAATCCAAGTCTGTCCCTCGGGAATGTTAGGCACGTCGTTAGAACGACCGATAGCCATCACAACAATCTCGCCGTTGTTTTGCTGACGCCTACCTACCTTGCCTACGTTCTGAATGAGGTTGGTGCCAGTGGGCTTGACATTGGTTAGCCCACCTCCAGAAGCCACGTAAATCACATCCCCCTCTTGAAAGTCATTATCCACCTGAGTGTCAATATCCTCAAGACTTCCTATGCACGTAACCTGACCATTGTCGTTTTGAGAGTAATCTGCAAACGCCAACCCAATCGACGGCATCTTAGATGAGTCAGAAGCATCTGCCTTTGCGACGGTGATCTTGTTTTGACCGTTGTTGTATCCAGTCACATAAAGAGGGTCTCCCTTTGACACCGCCTCATCAAATCTTACTTCGATATTAATCCTGTCTGCGTAATCCCATTCTGTGTCGTAGTCAGTTCCGCTTACTTTTCTAAGCAGTTGATACTGATCCCCTCCCACGGGTACACCCTGTCCATCGGCACCAGCTGGGCCCGTCTCGCCTTGTATGCCCTGTATGCCTTGTATGCCCTGAGGTCCAGTCTCACCTGTATCCCCCTTAGGCCCTTGAGCCTTAACCTCTACACTAGACTCAGTGGGTGAAGATACCGATACAGCTGTGCTAGTAGTCGTAAAGGAGGTTGAAGTGCCTCCAGATACAGATACAGATATTGTGTTACCAGCAGAGTCTGTTACAGTAATTGCCATTACAGAGTTGTTTTAGAGATGTCGTCGTTGACAATAAACAAACCCTCTAATATAGTAGTATTTACGTTGTCTACAATTTGTTGCAAGTCATAGTAGTACTTGCCTGCATCAACCTTCTCCATGACTTCGTTAGAGGCAGTTATGGTTACGTTTCCGCTGTCGTCAGTGGTGAAAGTAAAGTTTGTAGAAAAACCATCTTTTTCAGCAAGCCTTCCTTTTGTAGACGTACCCATAATCAAAGGCCTTTGCTGAGTCCTTGGGTTTTTAGGTCCGCGAACTTGCATGAGAAATTCGTAACCACTTGTGGCCAGCGTCAAGGCCGTGCCAGACGAATCCTTTAGTGTCAGGGTGAGCGTGAAGGTGTCGCCCTTTCTACACGTGATGTTTAGCTTTTCAGCTATATCTAAATTTACCTTGTTAGCCATTATTGAAGAAGTTCGCTAATATTTGTTTCTTGCTTAGTTTCTGGAAGCTCGCCGCGCTGGTCTTTTCTTTGACTCAAAAGTTTGGACTGAGCCACAGCTTGTTTATCTACACGATCGTCTTTTCTGTCTTCCTTAAGAACCTCAAGCTTTTCCTTAAACTCTTGCTCTTCGGTTCTAAATCCAAGCGTTGCTTGAGCTCTGATGAGTTCAATTTCTTTTCTAAACTGATGCTTCACTTGTTCAAGCTGAGCTTCCAGCTGGTTTTTAAGCTGCAGTTCCTGAGCTGTAATCTGAGCTTGCATCTGCATCTCTTGCATTCTTGACTGACTGGCAGCCTGAGCAGCAGCAGCCTGCTGTTGAGCCTGCATCTGAGAGTTCTGTTGAGCTATCTCTTGCTGCTTCTTCATGCGCTTCTGACGTCGAACAACAAGAAGTCTCTCCGCTTGGTTTATGTCTTTTAAATCTCTAACAGCCATAGCGTCTTCAAGATCTATCTCTTTCTGAGCCAAAGCCACCTGTATGTTTTGCTCCAAGAACTGACGCTCTTCATCCTCCATTTCTTTTTGGACTTGAACTCCAAAGTTGTACATAGGCAAGTCGCTAAATGAGCTAAGAACCTTCATGTTCTCTTCGCCTATAGCATTCTTGTATGCCGTCATAAGCACAGACTCTGGCGGGATGATTTGAATGCACTTTACAACATCTTGACAAACCTTCTTGAAGAGCATCATAGAAGAGTTTGTTATATCGTATATGGCGTTATTTCCAGCCGCAATAGCTTGCTGTCTAACACCCACCAAGGCATCCCCCTTAGGAGAAGAGGCATCCATCGCTTCGTTGATGCCAGTAGTATCTCTAATGAGTCGCAAGTAGTGGTTATACAATCCGATAAGCTCGTTAATATTTCGGATGCTATTACCTATCTCACGAACTGGTGGATTCTGGAATCCTCCTTCTGGGTTTTTACTTCTGTAGTAGAATACGCCAGTCTGCTCGTAGATGTCGTGAAGCTCTAGTGGCTGAAGCTCACCGCCCTTACCGAGCTGCACATTTTCCAACCCCTCAATGTCAATAATCAATCCATCTGGCTTAGCCTTGGCGATAGCTTGCTGAAGCTTCAAGTGCGTTATCTGAAGCATGTCTGCAAAACCTACACAGCTGTCAACCATAGACTTAGGCATATTGTCTTTAAGGTTGGTTGCAACTGGAGAGAAAGACATCTTGCATCTTGAAAGATCGTGGATGTTTTTAGGTACGTTGGCTACCTTACCGTACTTGATAACGTGCTTTGTTCCAAGTATGTAGGTTCCACCATACACCATCTCTGTTTCGAGCTTGTAAGGCTTTCTTTCATATACAGAGCCAGCTCTTTCTTTGTACTCGAATCCTTCGTAGTAAAAACCAGTGTTCCCGTATCTGTTTGACTTCTCTTCAAAGTACATGCAATCGACAGATATAAACTCAAAGTCCATGATCTGCACCATGTACTCGCTGTAGTCTTTATCTGCGTTGTATGCTCTGTAGTCAGATGGAGACGCACCGTACTTGCTTGACTTCTTGGAAGCTACCTTAAGTATCTCTTTCAAGTCATCTTCTGTGAGCTCGCCACCAGCCATTCTCTTAAGCTCACTTACAGTAACTTCCTTTATGTGTCCAGCGTACACTATGTCCTCAAAAAATGGGTCTTCGGTGTAGCTGTGGACAAAGTTCTTTGGGTCTACGTACTCGACCTTAATACCGTAGTTGGGATCGTTAGTTCTTTTTACAACCGCCAATCCAAGGGCCGTCAAGTCGTTTACACATCTCCTGTATGTCCCATCATTAAAGTTGTTCCAAGAGAGGGTGAGGTTAGTGGCAACTTGAGCTGCTATCTCTGCGTCTGTCTTGATGTTTGTATCCAAGAAGATTTCAGCTTCTTCTAGCGTCTCTGGAAGGTTTGCTGGATCCTCGTCAAGAACAAGACCACCTGTCTGTTCTTTAAGTTCTTCAAGCTGCTTTCTTACGGCTACTTGTGTTCTGATTCTGTTCTTCTCCTTGTTTTTTTCTGAAGAGGAGAGAGGGTCTACAGCCTCAAGGTTTGGATAGGGGTTTCTTGACAGTATTTTGTTTACAACAACCCTAACAAATTTAGGAAGCACTGGGACAGGAGTAAAGTCCAAGTTAAGCAAGCTCCCCTCGCCATTGTTTGGCGCAAGAGAAGTAAGCAGTTGTTTGTATATACTGGTGTCCTGGGTTCCGTTGGCATAATTCCTGTTTCTACTAAAGATCTCATTTCTACTTCCGTAGAGAGAACTTTTATCTGCCATCTTACCCCACTGGCTTTCTATAGCTTTTGCATACCGCAACCCATAGCTCTTGTCACGCTTTTCTTGTTCGCTAGCAAGGGGGTTGGGGAAGCCAGAAGACGATTTGTCCCTATTATACATTTATACATTATTTAGGGCAAATATAACAAATCATCCGCGCACCTCATATCGCCTAAAAAATTTGCGCTCATCGAAGCTAGATGTCTTCTCTTTTGGCTTCACTTTTTGCGCGGCCAAAAGACACAATCCAGAACTTATGGTAAGGTCAAATTTTGTTCTGTCGTTGATCTTAAATCCAATCCAGTCCTCAAGGGTCCTGTTGAAATACATCTTCCCATAGTCACCAGTCTCTCTATTTATTCCAACGTGGTCATGTATGTATGCTTCAATAGCGTGAGCGTGAGCCTGAATGACATCTTGAGAGTTAGACGGTATACCCTTGGTTTTAGTTTTTATAGAGCTGTTTGGCGCAACAAGGTGTTTAGGTCTTTCCATTAAGTATCCATCGTAACCCCTTGATTCAAAGTACCTTGCGATACCGTACTTATTGTTTTCAATTAACAATGGGTACCCATAAAACACAGCTGCCATAAGGCAGTCCTCATAGAAGATTTTAGCTAGAGGCGGACGGGACGCATACTCAAGCACAAACATGTTCGATGGGTACTCCATGTGGAACTTGTTGTACAAGTGTAGCGCACCCTTAGACCCGCGTCCGTCGACGGTGGCATCAAGGTCATAAGAGTCAACCCCGCCTACCCCCAGCTCTGCATTAGGTGCAATGCGTTTACTTCTTTCAAACTTCTTTTGGTTTCTCATATTCTCTGGGGGCATCCAAGAAACTCTAAACCTTCCTTTTGCGTCTGGCTTGAATACAACCTCCGAATCTTGAACCCCGTCCTTCCAGACAAAGTTGCCTTTTACTACTGGATTTGGAAAAAGGTCGTCGTTGTATTGTATTTGTTCATATATGTGGCCAACATTAAAAACGCTCCCATCAATGCTATCTCTAAAGGCCTCGTCTTCTGTAAAAGGAAACTGACGAATAACCTCATTAAGCTCTGACGCATCGTTCTTCAAGTTCTCTCTTTCGTTCTTGAGATACGTCTTGGCTCCAAATACAATGTCTTCACCGTCTAACCCTTCTACAACTTCCTCTGGATCGGATACGACTGGATTACCGTACTTGTCAAAAAACCCCTCTAAGGAATCATATGCTGGTATAAACAGCCTATACAGGCCGCTTCTAGTCCTGCCATTCTTGTTCCTCTCGTTCGGGTCCGAATCCTTCCAAAGGTCCTTGTATTCCTTTCCACCCTTGTCCATTGGATTTACGGTGCTTCCGACCAGGGCCTTTCCGATTATTTTTCGACCGACGATCAAACACGTCCGTTGAATCCTCCAGGCGTCCCTTATGTCTGTAGGTTTTTCCCATTTTCCAGCCTCATCTAGATACAGTATGTGGAGCTTCTCTCCATCATACGCATTGTTAGTGGTGTTCTTCCAGTTAATTACCGTATTAAGAGCCTCGCCCGTCTGCGAAGTCTTATTCTTCTTCGTGATTCTCTTACTCGGCTCGCGAAAAGCCAGCTCCATGCGTGGGTTAGTGGTACCATCTTGAATGGGTTTAAAGAAGAAGGGGTAGTGGCGGAACATCTGCACCACCTTCTTCATGAATATATTTTCCTGAGCGTCCTTACCAGTCTTTGACTGGATTCCAAGGAGTTTGTCTTTGACCTGCGTCGCTTCATCAAGAAGGACGGCGGAGCAGATATTCGTATACCCACTCCGCCTGCACTTAGTATACAGCTGGCCTATACAGCGCGGGTCCGCCTCACACGCTGCCAAATGTAAGAAAATTTCTCTTTGGAAGTTTAGGAAGCTCGGATAACCTATATCCATCCGAGTCCACTGTAGCATCATGTAGTGCCTACCCGTAATATATGTAGGCTCACCGTTATTATAAAACCAAAAGCCCTCACGCCGACGGCGAAACTCTTCTTCGATATACGGAGAAAACTTTTGTCGAAACTCCCTTGGCATCTCCCCCCACTCATCCATAGACTTAATCCTAGACAGCTCCTGGGGCATAGGAATTCTCTGCCACAGCTGCATATGCTTTGTGGCTCCATGTCCAGCAATTTCCTCCTTGGGAGGTGTAGCGGGAAGAACAATGACCAGCCCACCAAGTTCAATACTTTCACCTTCCGTACCCTTGGGGCAAATTCGGATAGGATCCTCATCAGAATACCTGACCATAACGGTTGCTTCTAAAACTTGGTGCCCCAGACTTTGGGTTCTTGAGCTCCATGTACTTACCGCATGGACACTTTATGTCGTGGTAAGCTCCGTCAGATCCAAACTTAATGGATACGCCGCTTTTTGACTCTTCGTGTTTCTCTTTGCAGTTGCAGATGTAATCAGCCATTTTAATTCAATTTAGTACGCCCGACAGGATTCGAACCTGTGACCGTTTGCTTAGAAGGCAAATGCTCTGTCCAGCTGAGCTACGGGCGCATACAGTTACCTGCTGCGTCTTATCCTAGGCCTGTTGTTAGCCCTGTTTCTGGATGCTGGCATAGGAGTCGTTCTCTTTGAAGACCCAACGTGAGCTTCATCAAGTCCGTCCCCATTGCCATACGTGCCCTTTCTTCTGTTTATCCTGTTCAAGGCCGCGCGGTACCTCTTGGCTTTCCCGCCCTTACCGTACTTACGATACTCTTCTTTGTAGTTGCGCTTCTTGAGCCTCATGCCGTAAAGATACAAAAGTGGACACATATATACCCCCATGCACAAAAAGTGGACACATATATACCCTCAACGCCCTTGAGCCCTGTATACCTTCTTGTAGTTTTTAGAGTTTTTGTTTTTGGACTGCTTGGTTTTCGCGTGCACCCCCTTACGCCGAACGGTCGTTTTCGTGTAGGTTTCACCTACTCCTTGTTTCTTTGCCATGGTTTAAATTTTATTTGTTGGGGCGGTGGGACTTGAACCCACGACTTCCTGTGTATAAGACAGACGCTCTAACCAACTGAACTACGCCCCAGTTTGATTACCCCTTGTTTGCGTAGGGGGCCGCCTGGCGAAAGGAGGATGCCGCTTAATCTTCGAATTCGTCGTTCCAGGATTCCTCCCAGAACCTAAAGTCTGTTTTGTTCATTTGATATACAACTTCTTTCCAATCATTTAGAGAACTTTTCAGCGAAACCTCCGCTGTAGTCTCTGGCTTCTTCGATGCCTCCATTTGTAGATAGGTCTTTTATCATTTGTTCTAACCGTTGTCTTTCAACGATTAGTTCTTTACAGTCTGTAGCTGTTTGTTTGATGGACTGAAGCTCGGCCTTACGTGCGCTTCCGTTGATCTCAGGATCAACAGGTTTCCTCACTTCGTCGATCATGTTGTCGATTGCCGCCTCCATGCTCGCCATAAGGCGCTGAGCTGCATCAATCGTTGTGAACTTCTTCTTCGACATACAACAAATCTTCTAATCTAGTTCTGTAGTACTCCTTGCCTTCGATGTTAATTCGGTAGTCTCTGTTCTCTTTGAACCCGACTATGTCGCCAACCTTAAGCCCGCTTTCTTCTATCCAGGGAGCGTTAAAAGCCACTCTACCTTTTGTCGGTAGCTTGTCTTTGAGTTCTACGATATCAATAACATCTGACTTTAGGTGGAGCTCTTCCTGCTCAACTTCCTCCAGTAGCGTCCACCCAGCCAAAGGCTGTATCTCCCCGCTCTCTTTGCACTTGTACGCTATAGCTTGATTGTTGATCGTGCTTCTTGGGTCGTACATTACGATAAAGTGGTTGTCGTCACCAGTAAGTGCCTGTCCTTTATTCATGACCACAAGATGGTGAAAATAAAGCGTATCTCCAACTTTTACGCCAGTATTATGCTTTAGCGGTGGAGAAACTACGGGGCCCTGAGTCACCCTGTGCTTAAACTCGCTGCCTTCGAAACGTGTGTCGATATACAGCTCCAAACCACTCTTCGTGGTAATCGTGTCGTTGATCTGTTTTTCAAGCTCAACGACGAACACATGTAAAGTCTTCATTTAATTAATATAAAGTTGACCGTGACCCTGGTCGTGGGTTTTGTCTAGAGGTCCTTATAAAGGACTTTTGTCTTTCCGCCTCCACCTGAGAAACCTTTTTAGAGGCTGCTGCAGTGATGGGGGTAAGGTTTACACTGCTTGAGGTATGAGAGGCCCCAGACATAGCCCCTCTACCTTCGTGGATATGATAACTCCCTACATACGGCTTTCCGTTAGGTCTAGCAAACTCGTTGCCACCAGTATATAGGTTGTCTTTATTCATCAGAAGTTGCAATCAAATTCTATCATACATGGCATGTCGTCGACAGACTTCCACAGCACCTGACCGTCATCCGACTGCAAATATACAAGATATCTTTTCTTACTGTATCTGTATAAGTGTTCTTCGTCTAACACTATAGCGCTAACCTTGCCTGTGCCTGCCTTCATCCCTACATAGTACGCCATCGCGTCTTTCGGGTCTCTGCCGACAATAATTTTCCTAATAAGTCCTTGCATTTTAATTAAGTGATATACCCAGTCCGTCGAGTAATCCATCGATGTCAAAGTCATCATCGTCTGACGGTGAGTAAGAGTTTGTCATAAAGTCTTTCACAACATCTAGCTCCTCTTGAGTTTCGAGGTTGTAGTAAAAGAAAGCTCTCATGTTGCTTGTTTCTTCGTCAACGGGTTCAAGCACACCTACCACTATAGCTGATATGACTTGATCTTCCATCCCATACTTCTTTATTACATCAGAAAAAGAATGTGCAAGCTCTTGCATTTCGAACCAAAATCCCTCTTGTTCCATACCTTTGTACTTATCCATATCTTTAGTTTAATGCCAAAAAGCGTTGTTTCAAAAAAGAAACTCTTTAGAGAGTTTTCTCGCCTCAATCAAAGGTACGTAAAAAAGAACTACCTGAAGAACTACAGGCGCACTATGATAAATTTCTGCCACAAGAAGGACATCTTTGAGAGAGAGATGATGTTTATGCTCTGGGCTTACGATCTGGAATTCTTTACTCTAAAGCACGCATCTAAAGAGTACGACTATTCAGAAAAGAAACTAGGGGAAAGGATTATATACCCACTGCTTAACGAGGGCTATATATACAAGCACTTTGACAAGATGACCCCGTCACAGACTATGGCGGACCACTTGTTTAGAGAAGAGACCAAATACAACTACAGAGTACGATATGCTCTCACGCAGAGAGCAAGGCTTCTTGTGCAGTCGTTTTACAAAGAGCTAGAGCTTTAAGCACTAGCAACAAAGACTTCTACGTCTACGTCAACATTGTTGTCGTTGATAGCTATGATGCTCTCAAGATCTTTAAGTACAGTTACAGCTGTGGCGGCGTCATCGTCGACAGCAGTTACACCAACACCTTTGTGCACTATAAAACTCTGTTTCGCCCCCAAGAGTATGCTGGCTGAAGAGTCTGCATCGGCATCACCGTTAGCAGCTATCTGCAAAGACAAGATGATCTGGTTGGTTTCGTCAAGGTTCGTTACCCTCACGTACTTTACATCGTCGTCATCCATAGCGCTATCTGCCGTGGTGACAGCAGTTCTAAAGTTAGCTATGGTGGTTTGAGTAGCTGCCCCACCCCCATCAGCAGGTGTGCTTACTATCCTGCCCATGGTTTGATTGACACCCGTTATCTCAAGGGTGTTTTCGCTACCCCTTTCTTTTCCATTGAGGGTGACGTTCTCTGTTATTGTTACTGTGAGTGTAGCCATTATTCAAATATTACTTTGTAGTAAGTTTTCCCTTGATCATCGCGACAAGCTTTGAGGCACCGACCACGATTAATCCCATCGTAAACGAAGCTGACGTGAACCCAATCAGGATTGTCTTCGTCACCAAACTCCCAAATAAGCTGATCAAACGTAAGGTTGTTGAGTATATACTGGAAGATTTGAGAGTTTGTGCAGCGTCCAAAAACGTCTGCGTCCAGATCGAGTGCTCTTCCTTCCACATGCTGACTGCGCTCTGAGCCACCGATAGCAGCGTTGAGCTCAGCTGAGCGATAGCCGCTCGACACGTATATAGGGCACCCGAAAGCATCCCTAAGAGGTTGAAATACGTTGAGCGCAATTTGTCGAAGATTTTCTGTAGTCCAGTCATCGGGGGTGTTATCTATGCCTAAGCGCTTAGCCGTGGTGCTTTTTGTCACTTCTGCGAGCGACAGATTTTTTGACAGCTTCATTGTTTAGGCGTCTTTTTTCATTCTCTACTCCAGAGTCCTTTCGCTTCTGCTTCGGGTTGAAGTAGTGTTTCCTCACTTACTTCTTGAGCAATCTGTACTTCATGCCGCCCTCGGCACCACGATTCAAGCGTCTGCGGTTTTCTTCGAGCATCAGTCTCATTGTCTCCTTGTCAAACTCATTAAGTATCTCGTCTCTTTTTCTTGAGAGAGGACCCTCGTGAGGAGTATCATACTGAGACTCAATCTGCTGTCTCAAACCACTTCTGCTGTATCCATACTCTCTTGGATCGTGGTCACCCTCCAGCATCTTGAGATGCTCAGCAACCAAGTTCCTTCCATTCCCCAGCATCTCTTCTCTTCTGCGGTTTCCGCGTTCGCCACGATAGTCCATACCAGTTACAACCTGATCAACGCCACGCACAAGTCTTGGCAAGTTGCTTTCTTCTATCTGACCAACGTAATACCCATGGGGGTCAAACGTTCTCTCTTTCTGAAGAAACTTTTCCCTGGGGGTCATCTCTTGATATGGTCTGTACGTATCCGACGGAAAGCTCTCCGCGTTTGCCCCCATCTGAGGTATATACGCTTTGAGCCTGTCCATAATGGATTCATACTCTTTCTTTGAAAGGGGTTTTTTACCCCCATTGTTGTATTTCTTCATTGTCTTCATGACAGCAAATATAATTACTTATTTTTAAAGTATTCAACCTGCTTAAGCCGCCTCATAGCAGCCAGCCTGCTCCCATAAGGACCCCCTAAAGCCTTCCCTTTTTCGCTCTTGACGTAATACCCGTCTTTCTTCTTTACAATCATTGCATAAGGCTTCTGAAGTGATCTCTTCTGTCCTTCTCACCCTTAAAGTGTCCAACCTGATACTGATCAGCCCAGTTCTCTTTGCTAGAAAGAACCTTTTCAACCGAAGTAGAAGGGTCTTTGGCAAAGTGAGCCGTAAACAACATGTCCTGTATCTCTGGATCCAAAGAGCTCACATCCCTCAGCTCATCGTCACTCAACTCAGGATACTCCATATTCCTTTTCTCTGCAATAGACTTCAACCTGTTGTATGCTGTCTGTGCTGTAGGGTAGTCAAACTGGTAAGCACCCCTCCCAACACCTACAGGTATGTCGACACCATCAACAGTAACTATCTGACGCTGCCTATACGGGTCTGGTGAGTCAGGACCAGCCTCAACCCTTCTTACTTGGTCCCTAAACTCCGCAAAATCAATCATAGCATTGCGGTAAGGGGACTGAACAATGCTGTCCAAAGCAGCAAGATTCAAATAATTGTCCCCCTCACTGTGAAATTCACTGAAATCCACAGGAACTAAGTTCCCAGCCTCGTTGTAACGATAACCCTTGGGGGGATCCTTCTGTACTTTCATGCCCGATTGGGCTCTATATGCTGTTCTCATGTCTAGATACAACTATTCTCGCGCCATAAAGAAAAAGGATTCTTCTGTGTACACACAAAAACCAACTTTGCATGCTTATTCTTACTTCTGAATCGCTTCGATGCCGTAAAGGTATAAAGGAAAATCTTAAAAGTCAACCCTAAAGCAAAAGTTTAAACAAAAGACTCTAACTGGCTATAAATGAAAGGATTAAGTAGTAGATTCTGATGTGTTGTTGATAAGGTGTTAGATCAGTTTTGGTGGTTTTTTCTTGATACTGAAGTCAATGATCCAAAAAAATGCACCAGAAATGTAGATGGTGGGGATTATATATACTTCCGCACGACTGCGCATGTGAACCGAAACCGATTCCCCAACCCCACCCCCCAACTATCTTCGATAGTTGCTGGAATACTTTTAGCTTTTTACCTACTGACTTTCAGTCAGTTAGGTAAGGTTAGCTCTACCACTGCATGAGACCTGCGAAGCTTGCGCCGTCTCCTAAGCGGTGGGACAATCCCTCCCCAATCCATCCTTCGACCTTGACTCTTCCCCTTTCAGGGGAAACAATCGGTGCCGTTTTGGTCGGTCTTCGTGATGGCTAACATACGGAGATA